GAGATGATCAGTTGAAGACTTGGGGAAACTACACGAAAGAGATGGAGGATTATGGAGAATATGGGCCTTGGGAAGGAAGGTTAGAATATTGGGAAAACATGACAATAGACCCAATAGAACCTGATGAACCAGAAGTATGGCAGCAAATAATAACTGACGAGATGAGAGAGAAGTTTAAGGAAGGAATCTCTCTAACAATGAAAGAGGATACGGGACTTCTAGGGAGTTATGCGTAATGCCTATACAACGCTGTACTCTTAAAGAAGGAAAGAAAGGCTGGAAATGGGGTTCTTCTGGGAAGTGTTATCCCAACAAATCACAAGCAGAAAGACAAATGAGAGCGATTCATGCAAGCAAGGGCAGAGCTAGAAAAAGCAGTAGAAATCGCTAGGGAGATAAGGACAAGAGAAAGGTTCAATAAGATTGATCTGTACGATCCTTATCCTTATCAATTTAACTTCCACGAAACTGGAGGTTCTGCTAACCAGCGACTTTTAATGGCTGCCAACAGAATAGGGAAAAGTTACTGTGGCGCAGCAGAGATGTCTTTTCATGTAACTGGGTTATACCCAAAGTGGTGGAAGGGCCGACGATACCAACAGCCAATAATAGCGTGGGCTGGTGGAGTATCGAATGAAACAACACGCGATATAGTACAGTACGAATTATTGGGTTCCCCAGATGACCCAGAGGCTTTCGGTTCAGGGTCAATCCCTAAAAAACTAATAACAAAAACCGAAAGAAAACCTGGAGTCCCTAATGCCAAATCGGTCGCTCTAATCAAGCACGTTAGCGGTGGGAACTCTTCTTTATTCTTCAAAGCCTACGAGATGGGCCAAGAGAAATGGCAGGGCCGTTCAGTAGATTGTATATGGTTGGATGAGGAACCAAACAGGGATATATACTCCCAAGCAGTTACTCGAACTTTGGATCGTAGGGGTATGGTTTATATGACTTTTACTCCAGAACAGGGGATGACAGAAACTGTAGCCTCATTTATGAACAACCTCCAACCGGGCCAATCCCTGACTAACGCTACTTGGGATGATGCCTCTGAGAGAATCTTCTCCATAGGAGGGGAAAGAGGCCACCTCTCAGAAGTTGTAATGGAACAGATATTGTCCAGTTACAGCCCCCATGAGAGAGAGATGAGGCGTAACGGTAGACCCTCAATTGGTTCAGGATTGGTTTTCCCACTAGGGGAAGAAAAGATACTAATTGATCCTGTGCGTATAAAAAGTCATTGGCCCAGAATAGCAGCTATAGATTTTGGTTGGGATCACCCCACCGCTCTCGTATGGTGTGCTATTGATAGGGACTCAGAAACTTTTTATGTGTATGATTGTTACAGGGCTTCAAAAGCAAGCCCCACTGTACACGCTTCATGTATACGGCAACGACCTATGTTTATACCCATAGCCTACCCACATGACGGGAATCGCAGGGATAGCATGGGAAACCCAGGTCTTGCCGACCAGTATAGGAATCTAGGTTGTAATTTTAGATTAGAGCATTTTACCAATCCTCCAGCTCTAGGAGAGAATAAAGGTTCTAACTCTATAGAGGAAGGTTTAATGGCACTGCTACAAGCTATAGAGGCTGACAAGTTTAAAGTGTTTTCAACACTTCCAGATTGGTTTGAAGAGTTTAGGATGTATCACAGGAAGGATAACAAAGTAGTCCCGATTAGGGATGACCTCATGTCTGCAACGAGGTATGCGTTTCAATCCCAGCGTTTTGCTATAGCTGGAGAAGACCCCACATGGACACAAGATGTTAAATACAAGAATTATGGAATTGTTTAATGGCTAGTGAAAAACTTACTGAAGAAGAATTAGTAACCAGGATACGGGGGGAAATCTCTGATTCTCTTGGTTATATGGGTGATGTAATATCTACTCAGCGCGAACAAGCCATGAAGTATTACTATGGTCTACCATTTGGGAATGAAGTTGAAGGGCGTAGTCAGTTCGTAGATTCTACTGTACAAGATACTATTGAATGGATAAAACCATCCTTGATGCGAGTATTCGCTTCTGGGGATGAGATGGTCAAGTTCTCCCCGCATGGGCCAGAAGACGTAGAGATGGCTAAACAGGCTACAGACTACGTTAATTATGTTTTTACAAAAGACAATCCAGGCTGGGAGATCTTATATTCTTGGTTCACAGATGCTTTACTATCAAAGAATGGAATAGTAAAAGTTTGGTGGGATGAGTATGTTGAAGACGAAAGAGAAGAATATAGGAATTTAGAAGAAGTTGAATTCTCTATGCTTATATCTCCTGAAGATGTAGAAGTTATAGAGCATACTGAGTATGAGGTTGAGGGGATGCCTCGACATGATGTAGTTATAAAGCGTAGCTTTAACAATGGAAAGATAAGAATAGAGAATGTTCCTCCCTCAGAATTTCTTATTAGTCGGGAATCTAAGAGTATTCAAGATGCTAGATTTGTATGTCATAGGGTTATAAAAACACTCTCTGAACTAAGAGTGATGTATCCAGATGAAGACCTTGAGCCAAGCGACCTTGGTGGAGGTGGTGATGATATGTCTGCGTTCTCTGCTGAAAGGCTGGAGCGTTTTCAGTTCGACAAATCCGCTAAATACTGGGAAGGTATGGGAGGTGGAGATGACTTTGGAGAGGAAGGCTTACGAACCTACTGGCTGCATGAGTCTTATCTAAAAACAGATTTTGATGGGGATGGTATTACAGAACTTAGGAAAGTTTGCACAGTAGGCTCTAAAGTCTTAGCGAATGATGAGATAGATTCTGTCCCACTTGTTTCTATTACCCCTATAAAAATTCCGCATAAGTTCTTTGGGCTTTCGGTTGCAGACCTTGTTATGGACTTGCAACTTATGAAGAGTACGCTCATGCGTAATCTCATGGACAATATGTACAACCAGAACTTTGGTCGGTTTGCAGTTTTAGAGGGGCAGGCGAATCTCGATGACCTACTCACCCAACGTCCGGGTGGAGTAGTTAGAGTTAAATCCCCCAACGCCGTAACGCCCCTCGCTACCCCTGCCTTGCAACCATACTCATTCCAGATGCTTGAGTATTTAGATAGTGTAAGGGAATCTAGGGCTGGTGTATCTAAGATGTCTCAGGGTTTAGATGAGAATGCCTTGACATCACACACCACAGCCACTGCTGTAAACGCTGTTATGGGAGCAGCCCAAAGTAGGTTAGAGTTAATTGCTAGAAACTTTGCAGAAACTGGCGTAAAAGATTTAATGATAAAGATATATGAATTACTGTACAAGAATCAAGATAAAGAAAGGGTGGTTAGGTTACGCAATGAGTGGGTTCCGGTACGTCCTGACGTTTGGAGTGGCAAGTATGATTGCACTGTGTCTGTGGCTCTAGGAAGCGGAAATAAAGATCAACAGATGATGCATCTTTCTCAGATGCTTTCTTTTGCTGGGGAGGCTATGTCTGGCGGATTAAGAATCGTATCAGAACAGAATATGTATAACTTGGGGGCATCTCTTGTAAAGGCTATGGGTTTTCAGAATGTGGATGATTTCTTAACTGATCCTTCTACACTTCCTGAGGAGGCTCCAGAGCCTGATTTAGAAGAGCAAGCAAATCTAATGGAAGCTCAAGTTAAACAAGAAGAAGTAAAAATCAAGGCTGCGGAAGTTCAACTTAAAGCTCAGAAGATTCAGCAGGAGTACCAGAAGTTAGCGGTAGATTCCAGATTAAAAGCTGAGGAAATTAGTATTGAAAGAGAACAACGACGAGCCGTAGCTATAGGGGACACCTAATGTTAAAAAAGGGAAAAAAACCAATTTCAAAGGATACTTTAGATGGTGAGATAAAACGACTAGACGTTGCCTCCCAAACTCCCGGGGAGCGAAAGTCGCGCCGTCAGAGGCGTTTTCATATGTTGAGGAATAAGCCAATAACCTAATGGATCAAGGACAACGGGAACGTCGCGCCCAAACATTAATAGACGACGAACTATTTAAAGAAGCATTTGATGTTTTGAAGGAAGATTTAATGAGTCGCTGGCAACAAAGCGGTTCAACAGATTCGGAAGCTAGAGAATCTATCTGGCTTGCGATGCGACTGCTTGATCGAATTCGTAGTCATCTAACGTCTATAATAGAAACAGGACGCATGGCTAAGATAATAGATGAGCAACACCCATATATCTGAAGGAGAAATAATAATGGCGGATACGCAACCAGCCCCGCATCCGGCTTTACAGCCGATACCCGCGCTAGGTGGAAGTATTACTCAGGCGCAAGAAGCATTACTCAGTTTAGAGGAACCTGAAGAGGAAACTCCCAAAACTGAGGAAGCACAACCTACCGAAGTTGAAGAGTCTCAACCTGAAGAGGAAGACGAATCATTTGAGGAGGAGTCTGAGGAGGAAGAAGAAGCTGAACCC